CTAATAGGGTGGATGCTAATGGAGTGTTTGGAAAGATTTTCAGGTTGGTCAGCCCAGGGAAAGGTCCTGGGGACCTTCCTGAATAGGGGTGCCCTGCAGTTGCCATTGGATCCGGTTGTGAGTTTAGCAAAGTGCTTTCAAGTAAATCTGCCGACAAGTATGAATTTCCAAATTTTTCCGTTGACAGTAAAGGTAATGCTAAACGTTTACAACCGGACCGTTTGCAGTGGAACACCACTGTAGGGATACCTAAAGAACGTAGGTATGTTAGGGTTTCTGGTGTGGCTAGCGACATAGAGATAGTTCCTTTTAACAATGACATTCGAACTTTGCAACGGGCGGTCGCCGAAAGGGTTTTCTTCGTGAAGGAAAATGGTAATTTTACCCGGCCGCCACGTCCAGAGAAGGGTGTTTTCAAAGGCAGGATGACAACTGTCTTTGACCTGTTGCGGAAAGAGTTGCCCTCGACCGCCCCGATTTCGCATCAACAGTTTGTTGATTCGTATAAGGGCCGCAAGCAAGCTTTCTATCAACAGGCTCTCAATGATTTGCGTTTTGGGTACACAAATCTTGAGAGGGATGCTCATCTGAACGTGTTTGTGAAATTCGAAAAAACTGATCGTACTACGAAGGTAGACCCTGTGCCCCGTGTTATCTCACCTCGCGATCCCAAATATAATATTCGCGTTGGCCGTTATCTCAAACCACTTGAGGAGCGGCTTTTCAAAAGTTTGGGACGTTTATTTGGGCATAGAACAGTTATCAAGGGAGCGGATGCAGCCGTTAGTGCTAGGCTGCTGCGGGAGAAGTGGAAAATGTATCGTGACCCTGTAGCCATTGGACTTGATGCAAGTCGATTCGATCAACATGTTTCTTATGATGCGTTGGACTGGGAGCATGATGTGTATCTCAGTTGTTTTAAACAGAAGAAACATGTTAAGAGATTGCGAAATCTATTGAACTTGCAAAAAGTCAATCATTGTACTGGCTACACACCCGATGGCAAGTTGAAGTATCGGGTGAGAGGTACACGTATGAGTGGTGACATGAACACTTCTCTTGGCAATTGCGTTTTGATGTGCAGTATGATTAAGCAATACTCCTTGTATAAGGGTGTTGACTTGCAATTGGCCAATAATGGGGATGATTGTGTGGTTTTCATGGAAAAACGGGATTTGGAACGGTTTAGTGATGGAC